CAAATAATTTATCAACAATATTCTCAATTTTATTATCAGCACGATTCTTATATTCGTCAATTAGATAAGAGTATACTCTAGATGTTGTAGAAATATCTGAATGTCCTAAACGTTTAGATATAATGTAAAGGTCAATGTTTTCTGATAATAAATAAGCAACGTGAGTGTGTCGCAGACTGTGGAAGTGAAAACTAGGTTTATCGATTCCCAGTTCTTTTAAACACATTCTCAAAGTTTTATTTACCGCTGAAGATGTTGGTATCGTATTATATTGATTAATGAATACCATATCATGATTATTTTGTTTTAAATCTTGTAAGTAATCAAGTGTGTTTTGATTAACTCTAATTATTCGCTTAGAAGATTCATTCTTAGTTGGTTGGAATTTTTTAGTTGTCTCATTCCAAGATTTATTGATGTCTATCGTGTAAAAATTGAAGTTAATGTCTTTCCATGTTAAAGCTTGAATTTCACCTAATCTAGCTCCAGTAGCAATCGCAAGCAAAATCATATACTTAGCTGTGAAATTGTGGTTAAGCGTATCAGTTAAATAATTAGTTAGTTTTTTAGTTTCTTCAATGTTTAGATAGTCAATTTTTCTAGTTTTCTTTCGATTGTATACAATATCTGTTCCTGCTATAAAATCTTTTATTACATCGCCGTCGTACATTGCATCCTTAACACAAGCATGATATAAAGAGTTAAATTTTGAAACGGTAGACTTAGCATGGTTCTTACCAAATTCAGCTATAAATTTACGATATAAGCGTCTATCCATTTCTTCAATAGGAATACCACTCAAATGTTTTTTAAGCACGTTAAAAGCATTTTTATACGTTAATTTGGTACGTTCTGAAACTGAAGATTCTTTATAAGTTTCAAACCAAGACCAGAAGTATTCTGGAAAGGGTGTCTTTGAATTTTGAGAAATAAAATTACGTGCTTTTAAATTCTCTAATTCATTAGCATAAATTTGTGCCTCACGCTTAGTTTTAAAACCACTTTTAGATTTAAATTTACGAACACCATCTTCATACCATGACACAGTAGCACGATACGTTTTACCACGTTTGATAATAGTTCCCACAATAATCACTCCCTAAATCTAAGAGTCTAATTGTTTACGACGATTATTAATTAATTGTTCTAATTCTATCAAATCATCTAGAGTAGCTTTATTTCTAATAAAACTTCTGGCACTACTTCTAGATGCTAAATAGGAACGATGTTCTCTATTTTTTTCATTCCATTTTTTACTTGCTTTTTTCTGAGATAAACTTTCAACCATTAAAAAAATACCACCTTTATTAAACTTAAAATCGCAGTTGCTACAATAGCACCAATTATCCATTTAAAATATTTTTCTTCTTTGTTCATAATGTGTTAAGATATTGACAAAGGGGTAAAGCCCAATTTGAACTTTACCCTTTAATTTATTTGTGGAATAGAGTTTCGATAATTGACTTGATAATTTCAAGTAATACTGTAACTGGTGCCGCCCAAGCACCTATTGCTGTATACTTGACTATCTTGACTTTATCGGACTCTTTTTTATTTTTCTTTGCCAAACAGTTTCACCTCCTGTCTATATTTATATTATAGTATATGTACTATATAAAGTCAACAAAAAAAACCAAAGAAAAAATCAAAAGTTGTTGTGAAAATATGAAAGTGTAACAGATTGTAACAGATAGGGTAGTTTAATCTGTTACACCTTATAAACGTTGATATAACAATGTTTATAGATAATTTTTAGAGTTATTTATAAAAATTCTAGTTACACTTTATTAGCGTTTATATATCAACGATAATCAAGGTTTTGTAACAGATGTAACAGATAAAACCCTATTTCTTATATATTTTTTAAAAATAGAAATAGAATAGTTTAAATATTTAATATTACTATATAATTAATACTATTATATATAATAAAAAATATATAATATAGGGGGTTCAAAAGTCGTTACATCTGTTACACTTTCTCTGAAACCCTTGTGGGAGTAAGGCTAAAGGGTGTAACAGATAGTTGGCTCAATCTGTTACAATCTGTTACAACTCGTTACACTTTAAAAAGTTTATGATAGGGTGGTATAATATGTTTGCAGCGTTGACGACTGTCTTGATAACACCTATCCATTTAGTGTACAGACTTGGGTAGGTGTTTTTTATTTTCCAAATTAAACTGACAACAACTATAAATCTTGATATAACTGGGATAGCTTATTTTCCAAGTTAAATTTAAGGTAATAAAAAAGAACAACTGACGATACACAGAATCAGCTGTTCTAAAATAACCAATATTGATTTTTGGTCTCTATTAGCTAACGGTCTTACCGTTATTTCCTTAATTCAATTATATCATATATCGAATATGCTATAATAAATTTAGGTGATGATAATGAATTATACAAGTGGTGGTAATAAAGGTGTTGTGCCAGAACGTGGAAAGGGACCTGCTCCAGTGCCAAAAATTACTGGAAAAGAAGATATTAATAACGATAAGGTAGATTACAAATTTGATAAATTATGCAATAAAATAGATTTTAAATTCGATCTTTTAATTTCTAAGATTGACAATCAAATTAAATTACTTCGGTGGATTATAGCCTTATTAACTACTGGTGTTGTTTTACCTGCAATAACTTACGTTATAAAAACAATCTTCTTGAAATAAGGGTGGTGATTACATGTACATCAATCAAGCAGTTAAGCAAGCGTTAAAAACAAATAAAGGAATGACTAGAGCTGATTCGCATATAGTTTTATTTCCAACTTCATCTGCCTTTGGTTGTATTTTAGTTGTTCCATGTGATTCTAAAAATTTTAAATCTAGCATAAGATGGAATCCAAATGCAGAAGATTTAATAGCTAATGACTGGGAAGTGTTATAAAATAAGCCGTACAACCAAATGTACGGCTTTTGTTATTTTATTCATGATTATTATTTTTTAATAACCCAATGATTTGTTCATTTTGTCTGATTAAAATCCAATTTTGTTCTAGAATAGCTGCCAAATAAGAAGGGGTTAGAGATTGAGTAGATCCTTGTAAACCTAAACCTAATAGCATTAGTCTGTTACCTGCTATTTGATTTGTAATATCTTCAACTTGTTTGTATGTATCTGGAGATAATGTATTTAGATTTCGTTTGGCTAAATAAGCTAATGATTTGCGCTCATTCTTTGATAATTGATTGATGTCTGATATATTAAATTTTTTCATTGCACTCATCAAATCATTAAAATCATTCTGAATATCTGTTGTCGATAGTTGTGAAACATCTTTGGGGCTTAATCCAAGCACTTCCATATGTTTTATACATAACATGTTTCCGTCTTTAGTTTTGAATGAATTCGTCATCATTCCTATTTTTTCATTATCTATTAAACACATTCTTGTCATTTTAATTACTCCTTTGAATTTTATTTATCAAGGTGCTGAACTGCATAATTAGCTTCTTCTGGAGTAAATTGTTCGCCAGAATCAGAAGTTAATTGATCATAGATTGCATCCGGTGACATGTTTTGTTCTTCTTGATAATCTTTAGCTTTCTGCAATGCATTTTTATTCCAATTAGCTTTAATATTGTTAATAGCATAAGTGGCAGCTTCAGGAGAAAATTTTTCACCGTAATCTGATGTAAGTTGATCGTAAATAGCTTTTTTAGACATGTACATTCTATTAGCATATTCTTGGCCTTTAATTAAAGCAGAAATATATTCTCTTGGGATTTTCTTAGAGCTGCTTTCAGATGATTTAGCAGCTTTAGATACTTCTTTTGCTATTTTTTTATTTTTACTTTCTAATATGCTTGAAGATTTTTCCTTTCGTTCTGACTCTTTAATTGAAGAACTTTCTGCTTTGCTACTTTCAACTGCTTCTTGATGTCTAGATTCTGGAGTATCTCCTAATGCTCCAAAACTAGCTAAAGCAAATATAATAGCTAATGCATACCAACGTTTCTTTTTAGAGTTATTGTTATTCCATCTAAATATGAAATAGGCAATGGCTAACATAAGTAAAAACATTAGTATTCTTAACGGTAAAATCATAATGATAACTCCTTTATTTTTATGTATCGTTTTTAAATATTCACAAACCTGGCTAATTCTTCTGGCAAACCATAGGATCTAACAAAATCATATTTATTAAACGACTCATTTAGTTCTAAACCACTCAATAGCAAATAGAAAGCAAATCTATTAGCTTCTGCTTCAATCTTAGGTATATCGTACCCAGACATAAAAGCCCTATAAAAAGTAGTAGAATTATTAGCGTGTTCTACAACATGCCCTAGTTCGTGAGCTAAAACAAATTTTCTTGTGTGCTCAGATAGGTTGTCTAAAATACCTATTGTTGTTTCTTCATCGCTTGTGACTTTCATCGCCAAAGTGCTAGGCGGTAGTAAGTCTGTATTGCAAACAGATACACCTAACTCTCTTAGTATAGTTTCTGGGTCACAAGTACCGTATAGTTCAATTAATGAATTGACGTCATTTTTTAGTGTCACGTAATCACCGCCTAATTCATATCTTTCTTTTTCTTAGCTTTCTTTCTATTAATAGTCATTAATAAATTTAGAGCGGATAAAGTAGCTTCTTTATCTTCGTCACTCATAGGTTCTCCGTAAAAATTTATAGAACCTTCGTCATTCAGTCCTTTCATCATTTTTTCAGCTTCAATACCTATATCTATTTTTTCTTGTGGTGATAAGTCGTATTTATCGTTAGACCTACCAAGCAAGTAATCCGTAGATACTCCAAAATAATCAGCTATTTTCGATAGTTTATCAGCAGAAGGAGCTTGCTTTTTTAGAGAATATAGGTAGTTTTTGCTAAAACCAAGTTCTAAGGATAATTCTTTTAGAGTAATATCTCTTTTCTTTGCAAGCTCCTGGATACGTTCAAGTATTGTCATAATAGCAATATCGTCCTTTCCAAAAAGCTAGACAAGAAAAAAAGTATAAAATAATTGGATAATTTTGTTGACTATCACATTATTATGGGATATACTATTTCTTGTAAGTTAAGTTGTCAGTTAATAAGCAACAATATGAACATAATTATTTCCGCCAAGATTGATTATGAGTCTTTTTGTTGTGCTTATTAACTACGCTTTAATAGTACATTATTGTGGGTCAGTAGTCAATGTTTTTTCATAAAAATGTTCTATTTAAAGCTTACTTCAAAACTTACTTAAAAGCTTACTTAATAGGGTGGGCGGGTAGGAATAAAGGAGTGATTAAAGTGCCAGAAACAAAGGCAGGTAGAGATAAGATTGTGGAGTATCTTGAAGAGAATGACATTTCAGTTACCTCATTAGCTGTTGCGTACGGTATTAAAAAACAAGACATGTCCGACTTTTTAACTGGGCGAAAGATAACACCTAGAGGAAATCGAGTCATTTTAAAAATCATTTCAGATTTAAGAATTAAATAAGGAGAAATTGAAATGAACGAATTGGTGATTATGCATGAACGACAAGCTGTTACTACTAGCTTGATTTTGGCAGAAGCTTTTGAGAAAGAACATAGGAATGTAATTAGAACGATAGAGACAAAAATAGGAGAGCTCAATTTTGAGCAGTCCTCAAAAATGTTCTCCAAAGGAGAATATACAAACACTCAAAATAAACAACAACCAATGTACTATCTCAATCGTGATGGGTTTACGTTTATCGCAATGGGATTTACAGGACGTAAGGCAGATGAATTCAAGCTCAAATATATTGAAGCATTTAATCGAATGGAAGAGCAGATTAGAAATCAATCACTACAAGTTCTGAATCAATCAACGGATGATTTAAAACGAGCAAACTTACTATATAAGATCGCAAATTTAACTTCTGATGAAGAATTAAAAGAAGAATCTTTGAAATCTAGTTATGAATTAATAACAGGAAAATCAATTCATCAAAAGAAAACAGATTATCAAAAACTATATGAAGCTGTCACTGAAAGATTATGGCGATTCCGTAGAAGATAATCTAAAAGGTGCAATACGTTTTATTAGAGTTTGGAAAGGATGATTTAAATGGATAATTTAGCTTTGTTTTTGTCAATTCTTGCATTGGTTTCTGCAATTCTTGGAATGTTTCAAAATAAGTAGGTGATTAAAAATGTTTATCAATACTAAGAAATTTAAAGATTGTGAAGATGAGATTTTAGAAACTTTCGATAGATATAATTTCAATATTAATCAAGCAAAATACGTATTAGAACACGTTACAGAAAAATTAAATAGTCATGCTTATATTGTGTTTCCTGATTACAAGGACGGTGATTTAAATGGAAGCATTTCAAATAAACGTTAATCAAGATTATCTAAGCAATCTTGTTAATCAATTCTTTAAAGAATCACTCAACGGTGTTACATGGGGCATCAATGAATTCAGAAAACATTGTTGTTTCAATAAGTCAGCTGAGTGGGTAAGGCGTTATGTAATTCTACCATTCGCTGATGAGATTGATTTTGATAAAGGTGGTTGGTGCTTAAATCCACACGGTGGAAAAGGCAAGAAACAAATGATTTTTGCTAAATCAGCTTGTGAGTGGATGGAAGATAACAAACGAAGAATTGATTGGAAAGGAAAGGTATGAATGGAACCTATATTAGTAGTTTTGATTGGATGCTTAATTTATGTATCAGTTTTTGTATTAGTAAGTTGGTTAAAAGATATTTTCACTGGAGGTAAATAAGTAATGAATAGTACAGGCAAAGGTTTCATAAATTTAAGTTCTTTAGTAGCAATTTTTTTTAGTGGATTAAGTTTTGGAATGGGTCACTTGTATATAGGCTTTGGTTTCGTATTTTGGTTTGCTTTATCGTTAGTAGCTTTGACAGAAATACGCAAAGATGAGGAGGAAATAAAATGATTGGTTTATCAATGTTGGTTGTAGGTATCCTAGTGGGGCTTATGTTAGCTCCAATGGTTGACGGTATAGAAGACGGTACTTTTTGGAATTGGAGCGATGAAGATGGAAGTAATCGGTAAGTTTGTTTGTAACGCTTGTTCTAGAGTTTTTGAAATAAACGGTGTTGGAGAAGTCAATTATTGTCCGTTTTGTGGAAGCTATGAGGTGTATGTAAAAGATGATAGGGATTAAAAATTTTAAAAGTCATGCTAATAAATTGAAGAAGTTAAACAAAAGATCTAACCAATGGACTGAGTATGTGACAGAAGATTCATTTGTGTATGGCTACGGTGGGTGTTTAGTTAAGATTCATAGTAACTTAGATCAAAAAGTCAAAGACGATAAGAAACAAGATTTTGTTGAGAAGTTATTCAAAGAAAATCGAGACAAAAAAGAAACATTTACTTTACCAGTTAAACCGATGAAGCAAATGTTTCAAGTAATCAGTCATCAATGTAAAATTGCAAAAATTAGCGTTAAAGATAACACCATGATTATCAGACCTGATGTTTATGGGGTTTTCGATAATGCTAAATATCATTTCAATAGCTATTATAGCATACCAAATATTGAATTTGCAATTAACACTAAAATGATTGAGAGTTTGTTCGTAATGCTGTACAACGAACAAATTACAGACATTAAAGTTGGATATGATAATTCACTCAAGCCAATATATTTCTCAAATGATGAATTAGAAGTGTTGGCATCACCATATCGTTTGCCAGGTTTTGGTGACGAAAATCATGTAATTTGGGAGTATTTGAAAGGGTGTAATAACATTTGACCAAAATTAAATTGTTTAAACATCAAGAAGATATTTTAAAAGAAACAAAAGATATGAATAAAGTAGCTTACTACTTGGATATGGGTCTTGGCAAGACGTTTGTAGGTTCTGAGAAGTTACACCAGTTAAACAAACGAGCTAACTTATTGATTTGCCAGAAGTCATTGATTCCTATGTGGATCAATCACTTCAAAACGTATTATAAGTATCAAGTTTTTGATGGTACTAAATCAACACAATTAAACCAAGTATTAAATAGTTATGGAAAGTTAAGACCATTCATTTTAATTATTAATTACGATTTAGTTTTTAGACGTGATCTCAAATCAGTTTTCAGACATGATTTTACATTGATGTTAGATGAATCTTCCATGATTCAAAACGAAAAAACTAAACGTACTAAATACATTTTAAAAATGCATCCAGACAACATTATTTTACTGTCTGGTACTCCAACATCAGGTAAATATGAACGGTTATGGAGTCAAGCACATTTATTGGGTTGGAATATTACTAAATCTAAATACAACAAGATTTATGTAAATTGGGACACCATGTATTTAGGAATTCAGAAATTTAAAGTCGTTAATAAAGATCATCCGTACAAGAATGTGCAGCGTTTAAAAAGGAAACTTAGAGAACATGGAGCTGTATTCATGAAAACAGAAGATGTTTTTGAGTTACCAGAACAAAATTTCATACCGATTAAGGTTAAACAATCAAGTAATTATCGAAAATTTTTAAAAGATAAGTACTTAGAATTTGATAATCAAGAATTATTAGGAGATACAGCCTTAACTTATCTCTTAGGATTAAGGCAATTGTCAGGTATGTATTCTAAAGAAAAATTAGATCGATTATCAGATTTGATTGATTCAACAGAAGATAGATTGATAATTTTTTACAATTTTGAACGTGAATTAGATGAGATTGTAAAAATTGCTAAAAACAAAATACGTCCAATATCAATTGTTAATGGTAAGACTAAAAATCTAACCAATTATGAAACTAAGGACGATTCAATTACCTTAATTCAGTATCAAGCTGGATCAATGGGATTAAATTTACAAAAAGCTAATAAAATTGTTTATTTTACTCCACCACAACAATCAGAGTTGTATGAACAGTCTAAGAAACGCATCCATCGGATCGGACAGGAACGATCGTGTTTCTATTACAACTTAATTGTTGAAAAGTCAGTAGAAGAACGAATTTATCGAGCTTTAAAAGAAAGGAGAGATTACACTGATGAACTCTTTAAAAGTGATTTCGATTGATGGAGAAGAGTTTCAAATGACTGAAGATGAGATTTTAAAAGTCATGACTGAATACATTAAGAAAAAACGAGAATGGACTAGAAAAGTAGATTCATTAATTAAGGCTGGTAAAGGTTCTATGGTTAATGAAATTAAGGTTCCAACAGTAAAAGGACATAGTGTAGGTAAAAATTGGAATATTCAAATAAGGAGTATAGAAGAATGAATGAATTAACAGAATTTGAACAAAGTAACATTGCATTATTCAAGGATCTAAAGTTATTAGATAACAGCATTAAGGAACTTCAAGACAAACAAAAGAAATACAAAGATGAGTTAGTAAAACAAATGGAACAATACAACGTTAAATCAATTGATAATGACTTCGTAAAAGTTACTTATGTTGCTCCAACCCAATCAACCAGTGTTGATTTGAAAACTTTTAAAGAAAAAGAACCAGAAGAATACGATATGTTGTTGAACGATTATCCTAAAGTAACTAATCGCAAGGGTTATGTACGAATTAAGGTGAAGTAATGGCTGGAGAAAAACGATTTGAAAAAAAGGTTGAAAAATATCTAGAGAGTCAAGGAATCTACCAAAACAATACTAAAAAACAAGATAAGACAATCAAAGATAATGGTTGGTTCTTCAAAGTTTGGGGTGGTGGATTTCAATCAGGAGGAATTCCTGATTTAATCTGCAATATTAACGGTTTTTTCTTGAGTATTGAATTAAAAGATATTAGAGGTCAACCTAGTGAATTGCAGATTAGAAACACAAAATTGATTAATCAAACTAACGGTATTGGATTAATCCTATATCCACAAGGGTTTGAAACTTTTAAAAAGATTGTTGAGGTGATGTTAGCTTGCAACTCTCATATTCCAGAGTATCTACATTTGAGCGAAATCCACTTGAATATAAACTCAGGTATCTTGAAAAGTTAGATACATTACCAGATTTTGAACCAACTGATCCATTAATTTTAGGGACAGCGATGCATGAATTGATTCAAAAAAATCAAAATGCAATTCAACAGTATTACATGTCATATCCATTAATTACTGACAAACACATTGAAGAAGCAATCAAATTTGAATTGTTATCTAAGAAAGTTTTGGATTTATTACCTGAACGTGGTTTTTATGAAGTAACGCTTAGTAATCAAGATTACATTGGTTTCATTGATATGTTGGTTAAAAACGATGATGGAACGTTTGATATTTATGATTTTAAATATTCAAATTCAATCGATAATTATATGAAGTCAGCTCAACTTCATTTATACAAATATTATTTTGAATTAACTGGAAGAAAAGTAAAACATCTTAGATATGTTTTCATTCCAAAAATTAGATTAAAACAAAAGAAAACAGAATCTGAATATCAATTCAGACAACGACTAAAACGAGCAATTAATAAAGATTATCAAATAAAAATTAAAGATGTTGAATATAATCCCAATAAGGTTATTGAATGGTTGACGGCTGCTAAGCATATGTTAGAAGCTACAGAATTTCCTTTAAATGAAGATGATCCATTTTGGAAATATAGCCCTTATCGAGATTATGTTGAGAAAGGATTGACGCACAACATGGTTACATTACCTGAAAATAAACGTAGAGAATTAACAGAAGTTACACGTAGAAAGTTATGGATTTATGGCGCTCCGTTTACTGGAAAAACTACATTTGCTAATGAATTTCCAGATCCATTAATGTTAAACACTGATGGAAACACAAGTTATGTAGACGCTCCAGTAGTAGCAATCAAAGATGAAGTTACAACTACTGGTAGAAGAACAAGTCGTAAATTTGCTTGGCAAGTATTCAAAGAATATATTGACGAATTGGAAAAGAAAGATAATGATTTTAAGACAATTGTAGTTGATTTAGTGGAAGACTTGTACGAATCTTGTCGTTTATATATGTATGACAAACTAGGTATTGAACATGAATCAGACGATCCATTCAAGGCTTGGGACGAAGTTAGAACTGAATTTTTATCAACTATGCGTAGAGTAACTAATTTAGATTATGAGAATATTGTTCTAATCTCTCATGAAGATTCGACTAAGGATATTTTAAGTCGTGCTGGTGCTAAATTGACAACTTTTAAACCTAATATTCAAGAGAAGGTAGCAAATAAAATTGCCGGTATGGTCGATTTGGTTTGTCGAGTACTTGTTGAAGATAACGAACATATTTTAAGTTTTAAAACTACTACAACTCAATTCGGTGGTGGTAGATTGAGTGATTTATCAGTTGATTCAATTAATTTAAATTATGATGAATTGATTGATGTTTACAATACATCACTAGCTGATAGTAATAAACCTAAAAAACGTAAACAAACAAAGCTTGAAGATGTTGATGATGAATCAGAAGAATCTGAAACAGAGCCTGAAGTAGTTGAAGAAAAATCTAAGGAAGAAAAGCTAAAGACACGTAGACGTAAAAAACGTGAAGAACCTGTAGAAGATTCCGATGTAGAAAAATCTGCAGAAGATACTGAAGAATCTGAAACAGAGCCTGAAGTAGTTGAAGAAAAACCTAAGGAAGAAAAAACTAGAAGACGTCGTCGTAGAACACGAACAACTGAAGAAGATTAATTTTTAGGAGGAACAAACATGAGTAATTGGACTAAATTTGACAAAGAATTTGATAACGAAGCATTGAGAGATGAAGTTAAAGAAGCAGCAGAAAACGGTGGACGTGGAGATTATCCAGACATTCCAACTGGTGAATATGAAGTTTCGATCGAAAAATTAGAAGCTACATCTTCTAAAAAAGGCGACCCAATGGTTACAGTCTGGTTCAACATTTTAGATGGTGAATATGAAGGATCTAAGATTTTTATGAATCAAGTAATTACTAAAGGTTTCCAAATTCATACAGTAAATGAATTCTTACGTTCATTAGGTACAAAGAATGAAGTTGAGTTTAAAACTTATAGTCAATATGAAAAATTAATTGATAATATCTTCGATGATATTGATACTGACGGATTAGAGTATCTTCTTGATTACGGAGAATACAAAAACAAGCGTGGTAATGTTTATCCAACGTTCAAAATCAAAGAAATTTTTGAAGATTAATTATTAGTTATGTGGTGGGTGGGATAGGGATAATGCATTTTTCTGTAAACCAGGAATGCTACATTAATTTACTCTCCTAAAATGAAAAGGTTGACCTATCTGGTTTGATTTTATAACGGTTCGATTCCGTTAAGGTCAATAAACTGTTAGTAATAACAGTCAAAGTTAAATGAGGTGTTTAACATGTTGATTTTTTATGACTATGAAGTCTTTAAATACGATTGGTTAGTCGTTATTAAAGATCCTGAAACTAAAACCGAAACAGTAATCATTAATGATTCTGAAAAATTAAAGAAGTTTCATCAAAAACATGAAAATTGTATTTGGGTTGGTTACAACAACAATCATTACGATCAATGGATACATAAATCAATATTATGTGACATTAATCCTTACGAAATTTCAGACATGATTATTAACAAAGGCGTACCTGGTTGGAAAGCGTCAAGGTTATTCAGACAAATTAAGATGTTTAACTACGATGTGATGATTCGTGGTGATGGTGGTTTGAAGTCACTTGAAGGGTTTATGGGTTCAAATATTAAAGAATCTGACGTAGATTTCAATATTCAACGTAAGCTGACCCAAGCAGAAATTGACGAAACTATTAAGTATTGTAGACACGACGTTGAAGAAACAATGGAAGTATTTTTAAATCGTCAAAGCGATTTTAATGCTCAACTTCAATTGTGTAAATTACCTACAAAAAAGATGAATTTATCTTATTTATCTAAAAGTAAAGCTCAAATGGCAGGAATTATTTTAGAAGCACGAAAGAAAGTTTATCATGATGAATTTGATTTAGATTTTCCAGATACTCTAAAGATTGAAAAATACACTCAAGTTTTAGATTTCTATAAAAATCAAGAAAATCGTGATTATTCAAAATCTTTAAAAACTGAAATTGCAGGTGTTCCACATATCTATGCTTGGGGTGGAGTTCATGGTGCCAAACCACAATATTTTGGAGAAGGATATTTTATCAACATGGACGTTACAAGTCTGTATCCTAGTTTAATGATTCAATACGGACTCTTATCACGTTCAATCAAAGATCCAAAAAAATTCAAAGAAATCTATGATACACGAGTTAAATATAAGCACGAAGGCAACCCACTTCAAGCACCGTTAAAAATTGTTATTAACTCAACGTATGGAGCGATGAAAGATAAGAATAATCCGTTATACGATCCAAGACAAGCTAATCGAGTATGTATTTACGGACAACTATTATTAACGGATCTGATTGAGAAGTTAGAACCTTATTGTGAGATAACTCAATCAAATACAGATGGTGTTTTAGTCAAATTAAGAAGCGAAGATGACTTTGACTTGATTGATGATATCGCTTGGGAGTGGGAAAAACGAACACATCTAAGTTTAGAATTTACTGAATTTAAACGAGTCTATCAGAAGGACGTTAATAATTACGTCATGATTGGGACTGATGGACATGTCAAAACTAAGGGAGCTTATGTTAAAAAATTAAGTCCATTGGATAATAATTTACCAATTTTAAATACAGCCTTAGTTAATTATTTTGTAAAAGATATCCCAGTAGAACAAACTATCAATGATTGTGATGATTTGGAACAGTTTCAACTAATCGCTAAGCTATCCAGTAAATATAAGTATTTGTTATTAAACGGTGAGATTTTAAGCGAAAGATGTGTTAGAGCATTTGCTAGTAAAAAAGATACTGATGGTGGATTATTAAAGGTTCATTCTGTTACTGGAAGACCTGCTAAATTTCCGAATAGTCCTGAGAAATGTTTTATTTTTAACGACAATATAAAAAATGTAAAAGCACCAGAATACCTAGATAAACAATGGTATATAAACATGGCTAAAAAACGATTGAAGCAGTTTGGGGTGAGTTAATTGAAATTGTATCGTGGTTACGTTAAGTCTAACAAAAAGGGGGCGATTGAGAAATTCAAAGATGTTCCAGATGATAAATTACGTACGTTGGATAACGTAAAAAAGTTTGATTCTTATGGTGGGATTTTAGCAGAAGATATCGTAATGCTTGATGTTGATAGCATTGAAGATTCTGATAAGTTACTAAATATATTAGATGACCTAGATTATCCTTGCATCGCAAGATTTACAGAACATGGAGTTCACTTCTATTTTAAAAATACTAACAAGAATAAACGTAACGGAACTAAATTGTTATTACCAATAGGATTAGTAGCAGATGTCAAATATGGTTATAATTCAACTTTTGAACCTTTGAAAATCAATGGCGAAGAAAGAGAAATAGCTTTAACTGGAGATGAATTAGGGAAGTTGCCTTATTGGTTACGTCCACTAAGTAAGCGAAATTCTAAAAAAATAAAAATTGATAATTTACGTTCAGGAGATGGACGTAATGAAACACTTTATCCATATATTTTAACACTCCAAAGTGAAGGCTTATCTAAAGAAGAAATCAAAAAAACATTCAATTTGATTAATAAATATATTTTTGAAGATCCCTTACCTGTAGAAGAGTTAGAAACTATCACTAGAGATGAAGCTTTTAACAAAAAAGTCTTTTATGTTGACGGTAAATTTAGTCCTAACCTGTTTGGGGATTATCTGATATCAGAATTAAATATTAAACAAATCAACGGTCAATTGCATAGTTATGATGATGGTGTGTATGCTGCTGGAACTAAAATTATTGAAAGTAAAATGCTTGAAATTCTACCAAGTATTAGACGTTCTAACCGTCAAGAAGTTCTATCATACATTGATATTAAAAGTCTTAAAAATTACAGTTCACAAGATGCTAATTTTATAGCATTCAAAAATGGTGTATATAACATCAAAGAAAAAAGATTAGAACCATACACTCCTAATATCATAATTACTAACAAGATTGATTATGATTATGAACCTAATGCTAAGTGTCCTTTGGTTGATGAGATTATGGATAAACTAGCGTGTCATCAACGTGATTTGGTTAATTTGTTGTATGAAATTATTGCATATACATTCTATCGCAGAAATGAACTGGGTAAATTCTTTATTTTAACTGGTTCAGGTGCTAACGGTAAATCAACGTATTTAGACATGATACGAACCCTGTTAGGTAGTAAAAATATCTCATCTTTAGATGTGTCTGAGTTGGATCAACGATTTAAAACCAGTGAATTGGCTGGAAAATTAGCAAATATTGGCGATGATATTTCTGATTCCTACATTAAAGATACATCAATTTTAAAAAAGTTAGTTACTGGTGAAGCTGTTACGGCTGAACGTAAAGGATTAGATCCTTTTATGTTTGAAAATTACTCAAAATTGTTATTTTCTGCCAATTCAATACCAAGACTTGGGAAAGGTTCAGATACCAAAGCATTGAATCGCAGAATGGTTATTGTTCCATTTAATGCTACATTTTCTCCTAAAGATCCAGACTACAAACCATATATTAAATATGATTTGAGACAAGAAAATGCGATTAAATATCTAATTGTTAAATCAATAGAAGCATTGCATCGCATTTTAGAAAATAATGGATTCACTAAATCAGAATTAGCAGATAGAGAATTAGAAAAATACGAATACGAAAATAATCCAATTTTAGGGTTCTTTGACGATTTAGAAGAAACTGATTATTTAAATCAACCAACTAAAGATGTCTATAAATTATATACAGAATATTGTTTGAGAAATGGTTTAAATTCAGTGTCTAATATCAGTTTTAGTCGTCAAATAACATCACATTTTAACTTAACGAGTAAATCATCAAGGGTTAATGGCAAAGTAATCAGAATTTATATAAAGGAAGATGAATAAATTTAAAGGAGCGATGAAAATGAAATTTGAAGATTTTAAAAGTGAAATTGAGAAAATAGACAATAATTTAAGTGTAGAAAAATATGGCGAAGATCAAATAGTAATGATTGGACTTACTTTACAGGATAGAGAAGCTGGTGATATTGAAGTATTACTTGATGGAGTTGTTTCTGTTCTTAGAATTAGTACTGATGATGACGGCAATCGTTTCCTACAAATTAAAATTAGAGTTGCTATTGATAGTTTTGACACTATTTTCAAAATTTTAAATCTAGCTAAAGAATATATGGAGGCGTTAGATAATGAGTAAAGTTTATATCGTATCAGATAAAAATTCAAATAGAATTTCAGAAAGTTTGAACGATCAATATGTTAGAAAAGGACCTGCATTGTTTATGACACCTTATAAAAGAAAAGCGATCTTATTGGCTGGATTTTATAAGCACAATGCATGTATTACTAATTCAGAAGAGATTGTTATTGATGAATATGAGTCATTAGATGATATGTTTGCTATTTCAAAATCTTGGACTTTAAAGGAGCTAGAAGATGAAGATAGTAAGTAAATTATTATCAGTTTTAATTGGTATTACAACATTTGCAAGCGGAGTAACTTTATTTTTGGAAATAGCTTATTTCTTTGATTTAAAAACATTAGGTATGTTCTTTGCAGAAATTTGTATAATTTTCAGTTTAATTTACACCAAACGCAACCTTGATTTTATGATTTATCAAGATGAATTGTGGAAAAAATATAAGACAAGGAGAAGTAGAGATGAATAAAATATTCGTAGTTGTTGGTATCAAGCATTTTACTCAAGCTGAGATATATCACATTAGAACAGAAATTGTTCAACATATAATCGGAATTTACTCAACTAAAAAACATGCTGATGAAATAGCAGAACAAATTGGACGAAGTAGAGAATATAACTATTTTCCAGACTCAATTAAGGTTAAAGAGTATCAATTACACGAAGGAACGTATTATTTACAAGATGAACGATAAAGAAAAACTTGATGCAGCGATATTTTTACTCAAAAGTGCTAGAGAACAACTAAAGTTACCTTATTACAAATTTAATACAACTAGATATGTTGATGAAATTAGAGAGGCAAGAAGATTACAAGCTGATGTACTTAGAGAATCAAAAACACTTTTTGAAAGATTGAAGTAATTAACAGATATTACCACATTTGAGTGGTAATTATGTGGGTATAAGTTAATGGCAGACAGTCAAATTCCCCAATCTGGAAGTGCGGGTTCGAGTCCCGTTATCCGCTTAATATCGATATTAAAAATTAAAGTAATGGAGTTGATTGGATGGTAAGAAACAAGGTTGAAGATCTGAATAACATACTGTTTGAACAATTAGAAAGATTGAACGATGACAGTTTGGACTTGGATAAAGAACTCAAACGAGCCACTGGTATTAGCAAAATATCAAACAACATCATTGAATCTATGAATTTAGTTTATAAAGCTACAAAACTAAATGCTGATATGACTGGAGAGTTCAAAACTCCTGAAATGCTGGAGGTCAAAAATGAGAATAAAACTGAATCCAAAAATAATTAATTGGTTGGAAGAAAATGTTCCTGGTAGACCGTGGAAAGAAACTTTCAGAATGTTTAAACAAGAATTTCCAGATTTAGAGTGGAGCTTAGATAGTATGAAACATTCTTGCTATAGACGTGGTATAAGAAATGAAATTGATCCTAGATATAAAAAAGGACATAAATCATGGTGTGCTGGAATGAAAGGTTTAAGAATTCCTGGTTCTGAAAAAGGTTGGTTCAATGAAGGACGTAGACCGCCTAATGAAAGACCATTAGGTAGTGAGCGTAAATATGGGAAATATACACTTGTTAAAGTCAAAAGAGACGGTAGTAAATATGAAAAATGGAAACCTAAGCAAGTACACATTTGGGAACAACATAACGGTCCATTACCAAAAGGATATATTATCACATTCATAGACGGAGATAAGTCAAACCTAAATATTGATAACTTGGCTTGCATTAAAAAGAGTGTGAACGGTGCAATGAACCTTAAAAGTTTACGTTCAGAATCGCCAGAATTATTCAAAGCTAGAGTAGCTCAGATTGAGCTGGATCAAAAGATAAAAAGGATAACTAAGAATTTAGGAAGTGATTAATTTTGGGAAGAAGAAAGAAAATATTATTCACTGATTATTTCATAAATTTGGTAGATACGTACAAACTTAATCAAGTAGGAGAAAGAACGTATAACAAATATTGTTTAACTCACAGACACTTGAAAAAAATTTGCCCTGATTTGTATTTGCAAGATATGAACGCAAATGATTATCAACAAATCTTAAATGAGTTTGGAAAAAATCATGAAAAAGCTACTATAACAGATTTTCACCGTCAATTAGCTTGGGCTTTAAAGCGAGCTTATAACGTTGATGGATTAACAGACAGAGATGTTACTTATGATGCTCAAATTCCTAAAGGTGTAGTAACCAATAAGAAGAAACCTAAATTCATGGAACTTGATGACATGAAAAAATTGGTAGTTACTTTGAAATACCTTAATTCATCTTATGCGAATTTCTTTTTGATTTTATTAAAAACAGGGTTAAGATTTGCTGAATTGCTAGGAATAACATTAGAAGATATTGATTTTGAGAAGAAAACAATATCTATTAATAAGACTTTAGATTATAAAAAAGGTGCTTACGATGAAAATTTTTCAAGAAGATTCAAAAGTACTAAAAATAAATATTCGATTAGGACAATTCCAGTAGATGATGCTGTTATATACATGTTTTGGAGAAATGCTAAAGGTGCTGATAAAGATGAAAGTATTTTTGGGTCAATTAAAGGATTTCAATATAATTCATCACTTAATAACAAACTTGAACAAACTTGTAAATACGCAGGAGTTCCAGTTATAACTTTGCATGGATTAAGACACGAACATGCTACTTACTTAGTTAGTCAAGGTATTGATAGTCGTGCTGTTGCTGAGAGATTAGGTCACGTTGACGATTCAGTAACTAGGGAAGTTTATATTCATAGACTGGAAACGGAAAGAGTTAGAGATAATCAACAAATTATGAGGAGTGTTTCTAAGATATGACAAAATTTAGAGAACCAATAAAAGGTAAAGATCCAGATTTCAAAATCATGCCTTCAAGAACAGAAAATTTTTGGATAGAGAGATTTGAACAAATAAAATCAATAAATCCTAATTTTGAAATGACTACTGATGATGAAAGCATGAACAAATCATCAATAATCAATTTGAAGTGTAAGACTTGTGGGTTTTCTGAAAATCTAAGATTACAATCTTTATGGATAAATAAAGATAGGCAATGTAAAGGATGCAAGATACAAAACGATAGGCTAAAATTCAAGGAAATTCAAGCAAATAACCCTAATTTTGAAATGACAGCTGATGATTACGTTTTAGAAAATTCAACAAAAATCAACATAAAATGTAAGACTTGTGGTAATACAAATCAAATAAAATTTATTTCACTGTTATTAACTCCGAATAGGAAATGTATTTATTGTGAGAGAAACTAATAGTTTAAGGAGAACAGACAATGAAATTTGATGTAAAAACAGTTAATGACATTTTAGAAATAAATGACGCTTTTAAAGCTCCAACAAAAATGATGGAGTTAATGTTAGATCCTAAAAAGCGTGAAGAAACATTTGAGAAATTTTTAGAAATTGAAACTGATATGAGTTATGAATGGTTTCAAGAATATTTTGGAGATGAACAAGCTGAAAGAAAATCAAAGAAACAAGATTTTACACCTACTTCAGTTTCTAATCTAGTCGCTAAATTAGTTGGAAAAGATAAGAGTACTTATTACGAGCCTGCAGCAGGCACTGGGTCAATGTTGATTGCTAAATGGTATAACGATAGATTGAAGAATCCTTTATACAAGCGTCCAGAAACTGATAATCCATTGATTAAAGTTCTAACATCTTCAGTATTTACTTACGATCCACGAGCATATTGGTATCAAGCAGAAGAACTATCAGATAGAGCAATTCCATTTTTGATTTTTAACATGTCTATTCGTGGAATGAATGGGTCAATAGCCCAATGTGATTGCTTATCAAGAAAAGCTACTAGAGCATTTTTTATCAGAAATGATACAGATAATTATTTAGGATTTTCAGAAGTAATTGAGTTACCTAAAAATCAAGAAGTAGCTGATTTATTGGGAGTTCACTGGGAGGAATAAAGATGGCAAGTATTGATGAAATAATAGGATATTATCAAGAAACAGGAAATTTCATGAAAACGGCAGCTAAATTCAAAATGAATAAGCGCATCTTACATTTGACGTTAGCTAAGGCTAAAGTACTAAAGATTAACGATAAGATTGATTATGGTTCAACAAATGTTAGATTTGGTGGATTAGCTGAGAAGAAATTTAGTGAGATATTTCCAGAAGCAATTTCAACAAATGATTACTGGGTAAGAAATCACCCAGACTATGACTTTGACCTAAAGAAACTAAGGATAGACGTTAAGTATTCTAGTATTCATATTAGAAAAACAGGTAATGAAGAATGGTGTGCTCACGGAAATAGAACTAAACATAAACAAGAAAATCCAGTTGATTTCTTCGTTATATTTTTAGAACGAGAAAAGGGTAGTAAGTTAGATAATCCATATATTTTAGCAATTCCTGGTGGTATGGCTAAAAGTGAAATTCATATTTCAAAAAGCGGTATGTTTTTTAACGAATTTAGAATGAAAGATGAATCTGAATTAAGAGAATATTTATTAGCTTATGCAGACTTAGTGTAATTTATCGGTGCAAAAATAGTAAAAATTGCACTGATAATTTTTAAAGGAGTGTAAACAATGAAATTGATCGAAGAAATTAATGAACTCAAAGAATACAAAGATAATAAAGATTTAACAATTGCAGAATTAGCGAGAAGAATTGAAGCCGATGATACAACAGTCGGTAGATGGTTAAAAGGTGGAGCTACGCCTAGTTGTTATTCTTTACACAAAGTACGAAGATTTTTAAACAGCATCAAAAATTCAGAAGATTCAAAGCCACTAGAACCATTTAGAGAAGAGCGCGAACAAGTAAAAAAAAAGACATTAACTATCTAAAACAACGCATGGCAGCTTTAAACAATATTGAAGAGCTGGATCCACTGGTGACCGAATTAAACACCATTGCACAACTTGGGAAACTTATGCTTGATGCTTACGACACCACATTTTAGGTATCAAATTAGGAGGACAAAAGAGATGAAGATTAATTATGAAAGCAACAGTAGTGAACGTATGTATCAGGTTGGTAATGTTATCAGAAATGATAATGATTTATATCTTATGGCTAATAACGTAAAAGGAGAACTGTTTGCTATTAATTTACGAACTAATTTGGTTTATGGGCCTTATACGACAATGGACAATTTATACCGTGACGTTGGCGATGAAGATGATGTTTTAGTTCACGCAGAAGTAAATGTTCTATAAGGAGAAGGTATGAATCAAGAAACAAGCAAATTTTAAAGCTTGACCTTAACAAGTCATAAAACTGTTAGCTAGTTATTTGAACGGTATACATTCACAAAAAAACGTAAATCAGGATCTCTCAAATAACGACACAGTACAGGCTTGGTATCTGTCAAAGGATGCTAAGTCATAGGTGATAAAGATGCAAGGAAGCTGCAAACAACAAAAATTTATTAAAAGGTAGGTGAATTTTTCCTTTCCATTATTTTATGCCGTAGCAACCAAGCAAATTTATTGCCAAAAATTAGGGTTTATAAAACTTACTTAATCTTTTAAATACACAAAAAGTTACAGGCAAATTCAAAATTGAGAGGAGATAAATCTCCGTAACATGTTCTTCGTAAGCCTGTAACTATCAGCCCTGCATTAGCATGATTTGAGACTATCGCACGTTTTGAGAGCGTGGCAGGGTTTAGCTAGCTAGAAATATAAGAGAAAGGATTGATTAGATGAAATTATATTTAGTTGAATACATTGTTGATAGTGTCGTTAAAAACATGATTGTTAGAGCTAAAGACTACAATGCAGCAGAAACACAAGTTAAAGTGTCTGTGATAGCTAATATTCATGATGATAATTTTTAAGGGTGAAAGATAATGAAAGAAATAATCGTTAACGGAATGATTATACTGGGAATAACGTTTATGATTTCAAGTTACTTTGTATATTTGATTGAGTATGAAGATAAAGGTAGGCTTTTAGAACTAATAAGAAGTGTAGGTTACGTTACTATCACAATAATTATTTGTATGACAATATTAATATTTTTTGTTTAGGTGGTGTAAGTATGAATTTTGATACAGAAGGCGAAATATTATTTAAGGACGGTTTAAAAGTTCATTTTAAATGTTGGAGAGGGCAATGGATCCATACGATTAAATATTTTGATGAAAATAACGAAGAAGTACCATATAGCGAAATATGGGGCAAACAGTATGAATACTGTAAATTAACAAACATTGACGGCACTCTGTTTTATCAGAATAATTTCATTGCAGATCGAAGTGAGTTTGATGATGAAACTAATTAAATCTAAAAATCGAGTTCATCAAAATTAACAAAGTATACAAACTTAAAATTGAGAAGGTATAAATATGATAAACAAAACTGATTTTTACAAATATAAAGGTAAGGTATTTTTTAACGTTGAAGATCCTTTTGGTTACAAACATAGAGAAGTTGAAGTATTAGCTATCTATGAAAACACTGCAGCTGTTCGTGATGTTAAAACTGGTTTAACGTGGACGATTCGTAAGCGTGAAATAGGATTAAAAGAAACTGGAAAACTCCACAAACATCACGGTCATTTTGATTATCGGAAAACCAAGCGTCAATGGAAAGGTAAGCACGAAAAATTAATTAATACAATTAGAAGTTTATAAGGAGTGGTATTAATGTACAAATCAAGATCAATCACAGTAGTTATCCATGAGAACATTAACTACATTTTGAATAGAGAAAAATTGACTAAAGAATCTTTATATAAAGAAGTTGGACATCAAAAAATTATTTACAATTCAAGTGCAAACACATCTATCCAGAAGTTAGAAGAAATAGCTAAATTTCTAGGTACTAACATTCCGGACCTAGTGACTGATTGGAAAGATGGTTCTTATCCAGATGAACACGAGGAATACGATCGTGGTTACAAAGATGGTAGAAAAGATGCATTAAAGGAATTATATGATAAGGAAGTCAATAAGATCGGATAAAAATTTTGTCAATAAATCAGCGATAAATAATATCGATAGAAAAAATTAATAGATTAGCGTGATCGGTAATAGATCAAATCAAACACTAATGATTCTAGTTAATCATTGAATATAATTTTAAATCACAACGAAATAACATAAATAAAATATTTTACGTATTTCAAAAATTGTGAAGATTTTGTGAATTTGAAAAATAATCTGTTACATCTGTTACACTTTGCTTAAAATATTTTATTTATCAGTTGTTGTAAAATGCAATGAACTTTATAAATCAACATGTAACAGGTTGTAACGAGTTGTAACAGATAAAAAAGGTCATCTGTTACAGCTGTATCCCTTGTGGCTCAAGGGGTTTGGCGATTTTGTAACAGATGTAACGAGTTTGAGTCGCCCTATATTATATATTTTTTTATTATATATAATATAATAGTATTAAATAATTAATATATTCTATTTCTATTTTTAAAAAATATATAAGAAGTTCATTTTATCTGTTACATCTGTTACACTTCAAAAATAGGGCTTACAAACGTTGATATAATAAGGTTTTAAGTGTAACAGATCGAAAAAGTTAATCTGTTACAATCTGTTACATCTGTTACAAAGATAAAAAATTTTAAGTGAGGTTTAATTTGAATGAGTATAGACAATGAATTTAAGCATAATAAAGCTTATTTAATGCGATATCGAAAAATACATACGAAGATAGATAGACTGAAAGATAAATTAAATAGACTCAACGAACGTTATGATTTAAAGGGTGTATCTTATTCATCTGAACCTTCTAGCTCAGTTAAAAAAACCTTAGATGACGTTTTAGCTCAAAAGGAATATCTTGAAAATAAACTTAATAAGTTGATCGATGAGTCATACAATATTAGAAATGAGATTGCAGAAAAGTTATTAGATTTAGATAATCAATTAGAAGCTACAGTTTTAGATTTTTACTTTCTAGAACAATATAGTTTGAATGATATTGCTGATGAATTGTCTTATTCAGATAGACAGATAGAACGATTATATGTTGACGGTATAATGTCGGTTGAATGTCGGTAGCGTGTCAGTCTTATGTCGGTTGAATGTCAGGTCAATGTCGGTTGAATGTCGGTGACAAGTCGGTATATCCATGCTATGATGTGTATGATGATAATTGTCTAGAAAAAATCATCCAATCTTTTACTAATTAGTACATGAGATATTGTTTATATCTATTGACTTTAATTTTTATTTGTTCATTTAAGACTAGAGTTCTTGAAGTATTTGATGTTACTTCTTAAGTTCTCTAGCTTTTTATTTTGGAAAGGATAGTGATTGAATTGGCTCAAAGAGTTGTGCTGATGGACGAAAGAGAATTTGATGAAGTGATGAAAGGATTAGATGCCTTACCATTTGAAGTTAATCATACAACAGCAAGCAATGGGAAGTATGTTAATGCTTTGATTACTGTATCTAAATCTAAGGTAGAAGAATCTTTAAAAGCTATGGATTACAATCAATTAAAAGGTAAAGATATTAATTACCATGCTACAGTCAAGTGGTTGGATTAATGTTGGAGTAGATTAATATGTATGAAGATAAGTACATCAAGTTCTATCATAGTAAGGCTTGGAAGTTAGCACGAAAGCAAGCACTGACAAGAGATCATTATCTATGTCAAGAGTGTTTGAGACAAGGGATAGTTAGGACAGCTAATACAGTTCATCATATTGTTCCTATCAAAGATGATTTTAATAAACGATTGAAATTAGATAATCTAGAAACTATCTGTTTGGAGCATCATAACCAAGAACATAGAGAGAAACCTAGTGGAGAGAAAGACAAATACAAAAAACTGAAAGAAAAGAAACGTGAAGTATTTGTGTTTAAAGCAAATCCAGACTTTAAATTATAGTCCCCCCTAGGTCGAAATTAGTTAAAAATATTTTAGATTTCAACGGTGTTGGGGATAGAAAACAATAAATTCGTTTTTCAATCGAAAAAATATTTAAAAATCTGGAAGAAAGGAGTTAATTTTTATGCCACAAGTAGCAAAAAGTGCAATGATGCACCTATATGAAGGAAATCCTAACAACTTAACAAAAAAAGAAATTTATAAAAGGAAAAAGAACGAAGAAAAGTTGAAAGTTTCTTCCAACAACTTAAACCCACCTCCCTGGTTAGAGCCAGGAGCGAAAAAGAATTTTAAACGGATTGTAGAGTTGATGGAACCAACTGGAATATTATCAGATGTGGATATAGATATTCTAGCTGTATATTGTGATACTTATTATGATTATTTATCATATAAACGGAAAATTCGAAAGACTGGAAATCTGATTGAAGGTAAGGTTAATCCATTAATTCGTGAAAAAAGAAATGCCGCAGCCGCATTAACTAAATATGCTAACATGCTTGGATTAACTCCTTCTGCTAGAGCGTCGTTAGCAATTCACTTAGATGAAGAAAGTGATGATGACGATGACTTCTAAAATTTTGCAATATAATCAAACTCAGTTGGAAAAATGGTGGAATGATTATAGAGCATCAATGTTGGGTTGGGCTTATTTAGATAAACCGTCGCCAGTAGTTCTAACAACATATTACGCTAAAATGGTTGTTGAAGGCGATATTCCGGCTGGTAAAAACATTATTTTAGCTTGCAAGCGTCACTTGAGAGATTTGGAACGACAAGGCGACGAAGATTTTCCTTGGGTATTTGATGAAGAAAAAGCACATAGACCTATTAGATTTATTGAGAAAAAATGTAAACCGTCAAAATCAGTCAATGGTCAATTGATTTTACAACCTTGGCAACATTTTATTGTTGGTTCAATGTTTGGTTGGGTGCATCGTGATACAGGTTTAAGACGTTTTCGTGAAGGCCTTGTTTTTGTTGGTCGTAAGAATGGTAAAACAACATTAGAATCTGGTTTAGCTGATTATATGGCTGGGTTTGACGGAGAGCGAGGAGCTAACGTGTACTTTTTAGCTAATGCACAAGTTCAAGCTAGAAAATTATATGATGAGTCTAAAGCAATGATTGAAGATAGTCCTTACTTGGCTAAACGTTTTGTAACTACACGTTCTGAGATAAGATTTCCGAAAACAAATTCTACAATCGTTCCTATGTCTGCTGAAAAGAACAACAAAGACGGAGAAAATGTTCACTTTGCCGTATTCGATGAAATTCACGAATATAAAAATTATTTTTTAATTTCAGCGATGAAACAAGCCAGGGGTGCGAGATTGCAACCATTAATTATGTATATCTCAACTGCTGGATATGTTTTAGATGGTCCTTTAATGGATTTTATAGACAACGGAAAAGAAGCTTTATCAGACTACGATGCTCATGTTGATGAGAGAACATTTTATTATCTAGCTAGTTTAGATAAGGTTGAAGAAAGTGATGAACCTGAACTTTGGATTAAAGCTAATCCTAATCTTTGCTTAATGGATATAGTAAACTTAATATCTGACTACATTAAGGATAAAAGAACTCCTGCTGAGTATGCTACTTGGCTGACAAAACAGTTTAACATCTTTAGTTCTACTGATGAATTATCATTTGTAACAATTGAAACTATTAATAAAAACAAACGTATAATTGATGAAGACACATTGTTAGGACGTTCATGTATAGGTGGATATGACTTATCAGAAACACAAGACTTTACTGCTACTGGTTTAGAATTTAAGTTAGATGACGGTTCAATTTTTTGGAAAATGCAATCATTTGTACCAGAAGAAAGGGTCAGAATTGATAAGAATCCTGAACGCTTGAAAGAGTGGGAAAAAGCTGGATATTTAACAATTGTTCCTGGAGAATATGTTAACTATGAATATGTTTATAATTGGTTTGTTGAGCAAGCTAAAAAATATAAAATTCAACAAATTAATTATGACCCTAACAAAGCATTGTTTTTAAATCAGTCATTGCAACAATACGGTTTCAATACTAAAGTTGTTAGACAAGGTTTTACTACTTTAGGTGGTCCAATGCAAAACGTGAAAGAATTGTTGCTAGACGGTAAGGTGGTAACTAATAATAATTTGATGTTTAGATGGTACTTGAATAACGTCAAGTTGGTAACAGATAGAAATAATAACTGGATGCCAACTAAACAATCACGTAATC